AGAGCAACGCCCTTCTAAGGCGTGGGTCAAGCGTTCGAATCGCTTCGGAATCACTTAGCTTAAAAGGCTGTAATTTAATAAGTTACAGCCTTTTTTATACCTCTCTAATTGTTGTGTATCTTTAAAAAAAACGGCAAATATACCCATCGGCGGACGTAATTGTTTGTCGAAATGTTTGTCGAAAACTAGAAAGATTATGGCAACATTAAATTTAGTAGTCTTGAAAACAAGACAGACCGCAAAAGGTGATTTCCCTATTTTTATTTCAGTAACTCAAAATAGAGTTGTGCGCTATATTAAAACTGATTATTCTATTGATGATCTTTACCAGTTTGATAGTGGTATGGTCGTTTGTCGTAAAGATGCAAAAGTAATGAATCAGCGTTTGAAATTTGTTTTGTCTGAGTATCAAGAGAAGTTAGAGGCTATAGAAGATCAAGAGGTCTATAATTGCATTCAGATCAAAGAAATATTAGAAGGAAAGAAAAAGCTGGAACAAATAATAACGGTTAAAGAATTTTTTAGCAAAAGAATAAAAGAGTTGAGAAAAGAAGGGCGGGAGAGTTATGCAGATATGAACGTCTACACTTTGGATAAGATATTGTCTATTCTAGGTGATATAAGCCTACATAGTATTACCCCGCAAACTATAGAAAAGTTTATTGCAGGAATGAGGGATTTAAGTAACGCGACTAAACAAATGAGGTTAACGCATTTCAAAGCCCGTATAAATGAAGCAATAAAAAGTGGTTTGGTAAAATATGATATACACCCATTTGTATATACTAAAATGCCTAAACCTGCTGTTAAATTGCTGGATATAACAGTTGATGAATTTAATAAAATAAGACTTTTGGAAACCAAACACAGATCTTTGATATTGGCTAAAGATGCCTTTTTATTATCCTTTTATTTGGGTGGAATAAATTTGGCAGATCTTGTAGAAATTGATTTTAGCAATTCTTTTATAGAGTTCACTCGCAAAAAAACCGAATTGAGCAAACAAGGTGATAAAGTTGTGCGGTTGTCTATACCGGATGAAGCAAAGCCAATTATAAAAAAATACGTGAAACGAAATGGGAAATTAGACTTTGGATATAAATTTACTTATTCAAATTTTCAGCGTTATTTGAATCGTTGTTTAAAGAAACTAGCTAGAGAGGTGGGGATAATATCTGACTTCTCTTACTATTCCGCTAGAAAATCATTCTCTCAATTTGCTTTTGATCTAGGTATAAAAACAGAAATAATAGAGTATTGTATTGGGCAGTCAATGAAAGAAAACAGACCAATATATAACTATGTCAGAGTAATGCAAAAGCAAGCTGATACCGCTATAATGCGTGTTATTGATTATACAAAGAATCCGAAGAAGTACGAAGACTATCTAAATATGAATATGCAGTATATGACTGTTTAATAAAAGAAAGGGGAGCAGCGCAAATATACGCCTTTCCCCTTTCACGTTCGCTCATCAGTTCTTAACTCTCATTTTGGTTAGTGAATGCAAATGTAATATCTATATTTTATTTATCCAAATAATATATAGATATTATTATGCAAAATAGTTGTTTTTCTGATATAAATTACTGATTTAGAAATGATTTATTGTTTATTATATCTATATTTTACTATAGAAATCTAATTTACTTATAATACAACCTAATAAATTCGATAGCTAACCCCAACGCCAAGATAGGGAGATAGACCAGTTTTCCCGATCCCGTAGCCTACCATAATACCTATTCCTAGCCTTCTAGGAGATTTATATTGTGTTATTGTGTGATAGATGTCGTTTGTAATCGTGATTGTCCTAGGATACACGGCAATACTATCCAGCTTAGGAGAAATACCACTTACCCACGCTGTATAGTTACTATCACTATATACTTTTTGCTCTTTCGGTACAAGCTGATTCCCTACTTTTATGCTGTCCCCTGTAAACTGCGCAATGTATGGCATAGGATAGGGGATTAGCAACGTGTCCCGTTTATATTCTGTTTTTGTCAACGTTGTTTTAATGGTGTCTATTTTTGTTATACCGTCATGCTCGCTAGAAAAACGGGCGCACCAGCCTAAACAAAAGGCTAGTGCGACAATAAAAGTGTAAACAAGATATTTCATAGCTTTAAGGTCTGTTTTCTGTTCCTGCCTTCTCTATAGCTGACGTGTACCCAACTAAAGTTTTTTTCGTCTATTAGCTGATCGTAGGATAATTCCTTCTTAATGATCTCAAACAATTTTTTGTTTTCTTCTTTGCTTCCTGCCGTTATGTCGGCGGCTTCTCCTAGTCTGTGTTGGCTGGATGTTGCACCGTTAACGGATCTATTTAAAACTGCACTTCTGTAGCCGGAACTTACTCGGATAGGCTTGCCGTACTTTTCCCGTAGTGGATCAAGCACGTTATTAACCAGTTTTGTTAAATTGCTGATTGCTTCGGCTGTAGGGTAATTATCAATACCACGCAATAGCGCGGTGTCTGAATGACTTAATTCTTTTATAGTGAAATATTTCATTTGTGCTCCTGTTTTAAATAGTTATCTAAATATTGTATCTTGGTTATAAACTCCACGCTCAGGACGTAATAAACGAAAGCAAATACCCTGTTTTTAGGGAATATCAGCTTTAAATTCCTGAATACATTCACAGAGTAAAAATAGATCAGCACACACCCGAAGGAAGAAACACAGTATAATGCACCGTCTTTGTTTCCCATGTGGTCGCCGATGTAAAAGGCGCACGCCATAATGACGGCAAATATAAAAGCCTGTACAAAACAAGCGAAAGCCTTTTTAAATCTAAATTCGTCTCTGTCTACCAATTTCCCAGCCGCCAGCCCGAAAATGAAATTCAAAGCTAAAAGAAGTAATACCGCTTTCAGTATATTTTCAATCGGGGAAAAGTATGCAGCTATCGGCGCAAAGCTGCATACTATAAAATTTTTAATGTTATCCATCACACCTTGTTAATCTTCAAAAATGTTTCGTATTGCTGGATAGTTACTTGTCCGCTTTCGTCCAGTTTTTGAATAGCATCTTTCAAAACGGTTACATGATCGTGTTTGAGTTTAATTTCTCGCGCTGTGTCCAAGTCGGGATTCCACGTGATAGAGCCGTTTTCTTCCTTATACCCAAATTCGGTTTTCTCCTTGTCCGTTAAATCCAACAAGCCGGAACACTCAATAACATTTCCGATCTCTTTCAAACTAGCCTGCTGCGGCAAAATCTGTTGTAAGATAAGTCTGTCTTTTACTGTCAGTTTCATAGTCTTTATTTTGTTTGTGTTAATACTGTGTCGAAGATGTCGAATAGGTCGTTATTGATCTGCTTGCATTCCTCGGCGGATAATGTTGCATCGCTAAAGTTCACGTTACGCCCACCGCTATAGTTTGCATCAGCTACGGGATTATCGTTTTTCATTGCGACTACCGAGATGTATTGCGGCGGCGTGATGGCTTTTACCCCCTTAGTGTCTGTAGTTACTTCTCGCTCGTAATTGATAGAGTAACTAAAACCATTAGCGGCGTATTCGTCCGCTATCCTTTCAAATGTCTGTTTTCTTTTTAATTGTACCATGCGTTTATGTTTTAAATTAAATACTGATTATACAACTATGTGCATAATCAGTATTTTGGTGGCTTCTAATCAATTCCGATAGTGTCCCATGCATTGCTTTCCTGTATATAAACACATACGCCATGATGCCCGCTTTTAATAGCCCATGCGGACGTTCCCCACAGTCCGCCTCTTATGGTCAAATCTCCAGTAGAATTTCTGTTTGAAAACCATATCATCTGCCCTTTGGTTAAATTAGCGGTTGGAAGATATACGCTTACGGGAGAACTTGCGTTTGTGAATATATAAGAATCGCTATCATTGAGGTAGTAAGTTCCTCCGCTGGTTATTCTCCGTATGCTAGCTAGACATAACTGTCCGTAATTGGCTATTCCCTCCGAAACAAGGGCAGGAAATGAGCTATTAAATCCCGTGTTCGCTGCTTTGGCTATCCCCAAACGTCCGTAAATTTCGGCTACACCATCAATATAGAGACAACGGTCTAGGGAATTGCCTCTACGCCTGCCAATATATTGTACTATATTAAATTGTGAGGATCCGCTTTTTTCTACGGAGAACGCATCGTTTGGCGCTGTTCCTATCCATTGCGGCATAATCCGTAATGTCGTGTTGTTAGTAGGTCCGTAGAAAATTCCGACTTCATTCCCATTTAAAGAGTTCTGCTTAATTTCTACTTTTTCCAAACTCCCAGAAGCTGCCGAAATCTTCTTTGCAACTAATTCATTTGTATTAATTAGGCTTGTTCTAATATACCCACCATTCACGATAGTTTGCCCCGCGCTAGCCTTGTTTACCATATCTTGGTAATTTGAATATCCCAACTTCTGCGCGATGTTATCGCGTGAAGTGTTGATAGCATTGTTTTGCGCATTGGTAATCTGATTCTTTGCGTCTGTGGCTAATGAGTTGAAAGTAATTAAGCCAGTGAATGCTATTTTCTTACCTAGCATAGAAATGCCGCTAGAATCCATAGTGAACTGAGACTTAATTTCTTCGGTCGTTGGGCTATCGTAGGGGCTTGCTGACCATGCTGTTGCTTTAGAGCCTTTTTCTAACTTCATACCATTTACCCACAATGTGCCGTTTTTGGTTACATACCAAACAAAACCTACTCTCACCGTTCCTGCCGGGCACGTTCCTGTAAGAGTGAATCTTTGCCATACGTTGTTTGCAGACGGGACTATATTAACTGCTGATTGTGTTATTCTTGAACCGGAAGAATTATAATATCTGATCTCCATTGCGCAACCACTATCAATGCCCCCTCTATTATCAGTTAATGAATAAATACTAGCAGTAAATACTTCACCTGCATTTGCTGTCAGGTAGGTAGAGTTTGTTTGCTCTGCACCCCTCCAAGCATTAGCAGTAAGCCCAGTAGTGACTTGTTTTAAAGAATAACGTCCTTCTAGCACTTTCCCTGTGTCTCTAGTCGCTCCCCAACCACTAATATTTATTAGCAACGCTGTATTAGTAAGTAAGTTTGTTCCGCCTATCTGCAACCCGTTCACTGCGTTATTTGCTGCTGTATTGGCTAACTGTGTTGTCTGCTCCTTTACGGTTAACTTTATCGCATCGGGTGTAATTTTTGCCTCTGCTGACTGCAAGCGGCTGTTAATCCCGTTGACTGTAGTCTGATCTGCTTTTAGTTTGATCGAATTTTCAGTTTGCGTAATGCGGCTTTCACAGGAGGAAACGCGGTTTCCTAATGCGTTGAAAGTGCTACTATCTACCTTTAGATTGATTTTTCCGTTTACTACGCTAATTTCTGAGTTGGTATAAGTTTTAGCTGCATTCAAAGCCGCGTTTGCCTTGTCTTGTGCGTCCTGTGCCGCATCTTCGGGTGCTGGTGTCCAGTCTGTAGCCTTGTTCCCTTTTTCCACTTTGAAATTTCTTACCTTGACATAGCCACTATTTGCCAATTCAGTACTAATGTTATCCATTCTCATATATGGATTTGAGGTCATTCCTTCGGTAGATGGGTTTGTACTATTATAAACATTGTTTATAGTAAGCTGTGCTGTACGTTTTAACCAACCCTTTTTGTTGTCCGCTTGTGGGAAATTGTAAAAGGACATATAATTGTAATTCTGGTCGAATTGCAGCATTTTAGTGCCCGAAGTCCAAGAAGGGATATTTATGTCTATCTCAAATGAAACGGTAATAACATCACCTTTCTTTAATCCTGTTGTTGGATAGCCTAAAGATCCTGCACCGCTTGATAGGGTATAGGTCTTTAGGGTTGCTGTTCCTCTAGCATAATTTCTGTTACCTATCTGCAAATTGTTTATGGCATTGTTGGTGTACGTCTTTGTTTCATTCACTGCCAGCGTGATTTTTCCATCTACGGCGGATAATTCCGTCCTAATGCTAGTTATAGCGTTGTTTGCGTTATTCGCTGCTGATTGTGCATTATTGGCGGCTGTTTGTGCCGCATCCGCCAGTGTCTTAGCCTTTGCCGAGATCGCGTTAAGTAAATCAGTACGAGCGTCATAATAAGCCTTAAATTTTGCCCGAAAGTCGCTACCTGTAATATTACTTGTAGCTGTCAATGAAGCAAGCAAGGGTGTAATATAGCTGTTTAGTGTATTGTAGGCTGTTGTATATGCAGTTTTGGATATACTGTATTTATCGGCGGAAGCATCATTTTTAGGCTTCTCCGAAACAATAATATCCCATTCTTTTTTTGTCTGTTGCTTCTCCTGTGCTGTCAGCTTGTTGTCATTTGCTATATCTGTTAACAGATTGTTTGCAGTCTGCGCGTTGCTCTTTGCCGTGTTGGCAGTTGACTGTGCTGCGTCTGCTGTAGATTTTGCGTTGTTTGCTGCTGACTGTGCAGCATCGGCGGCGGATTTAGCCCCATTTGCTGCGGTTTGCGCTGCACTTGCCTTGTTACTCGCTGCTGTGATCTCACCATCTACGGTTTTGCCGCTAGTCAGTACAAAAACACCTTTCAAAAAGGCATTTTGAGCATACAAGCCGAATCCGCTAGGCTGTGATGTCGTGGGGAATGTACTATCTGCAATTCCATCCAGTCTACCAAGCCGCAAACGTACCTGTTCATCGTACATTACGTCCATGTAGGGTGCTTGTGAATCCGATGCAGTCAGATATAATAGCCCTTTGCGGTTAGCATCGTTGCTGTTCCATCGTACCAGCACATCGCCAGTGGCAACGGTATTCGCACCACTGCCGCCCGATCTATAAGAGAAAGTTACATTTAAGCCACTAACAGCCGTTACAGTCAGAAAGTATAGTTTCACATTCTTTCCCGTGAATCGCTGACATTTCAACACATCGCCGACACGGAAAGTATTCATATTATCATTGTCACCTGTGAGTGTTAATGTAGTGCCGCTAACTGATGCTACCTTTCCGCTATCTGATACAGCCAACGCGCCGTTAGTAGCGTTAATCTTATTTACAATCAGTTCGTAAACATTCATCGTACCGCGCACCCACAAGTCGGTGCATTCCGCTTTGCCATCTGCCGACATTCTGCAACCTGTTCCGGTATAGCCAGAGACGAAGTTCTCACTCTGTACGTGTTCTTTTGAAAATACGTTTTTTGCACTCCAGTCAACAGTATTAAGATTACTGTTAGAAGCGTCCCAAATAATGAAGTTCTTGCCGCCCTTGTCGTGCATCAAGTCGGCTACTGCATTATTGTTCCTGATTGCTTCACAAGCTAAAATTTTTGCAGCCCAGTTAACCGTGTTTAAGTTACTATTTCCTGCATGATAAATGGCTTTGTCGCCAAATTCAAAACGCCCATCATCGTATAGGTATAATCCTTTGTTAGCTCCTGTATTGGATAACGACACACAGAGTTTTGCAGCATCATATTCCAATGATGCAACCTGTATCGAATTACGTTTTAATACAACGGATGGGAAAGGATTATCAATACTAAAACCACCTCTAAAAGTATTGTCCTTTGTAAAGGCATTATTCTCGTCACGTTGCGCAAACACGGACGTGTCAAGATCACCCGATCCCGAACCGTCCGAAGTATTATAATTTATAATAGTGCTTATTCCGCTACCTTGCGCAACATAATCATATTTATTTCTAGGTAGCTTGGGGATGTTTACTTTGTTGAACTTCATCTTTAAACTTCATTTAGGGTTACTGTAGTTGTGTTATTGGCGTAGTCTATTTCTTGTGTATCTACAACGAAAGTTGTTTTGAGATTATTTTCAGCAACAATAGAATAAGGCATTAACACGTTTTCTATAGTCATAGAAATAATCTTTTTGGTGTCGCTAAAATGGTTATACATCTTTTCTATTACATTGTATTCCTGTAGCTGTTTTTTATTTAAGGGTACATTGTATATCCCCTTATTGTAAATAAAGCTACTATTATATTTTTGCATTACAGAAGAAAAGGAATATTCCTTTGAAGCTTGGCTATTTATTTTTAACTCCAAGTCCTCAAATTTATTAGTAAAGTTTTCGTTTATTACATTCACATACTTAACATCATTGTCATTATCTTTATCATTTAAATAATCTTCGTTTTCGATCAATAACCCTAGTTTAAGATTCCTTATTGTGCAAAATTTAGGGATCAGCCCCGGGAACAGACTGCCAGCAAAACCGGAAAATATAACACTGGGGATATGCGGTCTATAAATGGTTAAACTTACTTTCCCAAACAAATTATCTTCATTGCTAACAGGTATCGCCCATCCTTCTTCATCCAGTCCCATAGTAAACACCACATTGTTAGTTATTGGATTGTAATTATAATATACATTACTGTCTTTCTTCCCTACATTTACACAGAAAGTTGATTCTGCTGTCGTCCATTTTGTGCCATTCCAAAACTTGCCACCTACTTGCAGTTTAAATATTAAGAAGTTTTCAATACCTTTTTCACTATCAATTACCACTTTCCAACCATCGGGTAGTTTGCTGTCACTGTTTACGAATGGGCTTTTTGACGGGCTTGAATATACATCCCCCTGTAAAATGAAATATGATTTTTTATTATCAATGTTTTGCAATGCTGTTTCTATTTGATATTCTGTGTTAACTTCTAAAACAGGGAGTTTAATATCCATTTCATCATCATATATCTTTCTGCTTGTATAAATATCTTCATTGCCATTTACCCCATTTGAGAACATTATCATATTATCCCATTTTAAAGTAGCTGGTTTATTAGTCATATCGTAACACGCCACCTTAGCAAAGCAACATCCAATATTATTATATAATGCCTCGTCGTCCTGTTTTGATGGTGTTATTATCTGATGTGTTGTATTTTTATAAAAACTTTGTTTGTACATTTTATTTGTAAAAAACTTACACAAATAAGCAAATTTATTATCGTTATTAACAGGCTTACGCTCTACGGTCGTGGAATTGTTGTACATAATTGGTGTTAAAAAATCGTCTTGCCAAAAGTCAGGTATTGCGTTTTTGATTGGGTACAAGTTAGCCTTGATTGAAATCTGGTTAAATGTATCAGACAGCGAAAGACTTGCATTCGTTCCCCTATGGCTAGCGGCGGATATTGCATAATCATCCGATAACTGGATAGTTGTTGTAACTCCGTTTATACTGTGTTTCCAATATTGATCTCCGCCTGTCTTGATGTAATCGTAATCTAACAAAATTACTTCATTATTATGCACAGTTAAAGACCAGCCTAGAAAATTTAAAAGTTCACTCAACACATCTTTTAATTCCCATGCGCTTTGCTCGGGGTCGTCGTCAAAAAAATTATTTTCGCTAATATATAATTGACTTAAAAAATCGCCTGTATCGGATTCATCCAACCGCATAGATTTAGGATATATAACGGTTGAATAACAGCCGCATTTCTCTAAACATTTATCAATAATGGAAAGGAAGGATACAATAGTCTTATTGCCTGTTTCATAATTGAAATATTCCAAGGTGCTCACACCATCAACGGCTTGTATCTCTATTTCTTCCAACACAGACGAATAACCTTGGTTGTATGCGTTAGGCGTAACATATCCTATAAAAATAGGGGTGTTTGCTTCATTGTAAACCTCAACCTTTGTTCCGTGTGCAGTGCTACTGTACAAGTCAAACAAAAATGTTTCGTTTACAATCGTAATTGTTGCCTCTCGCAATTTTAGCGGGCTATACAAACCGTCACTCTTACCTTTTATGATTAAGGGAGAACTACCCAGCACAATCTGTTTGGTTGCGCTGGGATCATTGTTTGTTATAATATTAACTGTATATAATTCTTCCTTAATATCTCTGAATTGTCCTATATACTTCATATTAAACTTTATTCATTCGTTTATTGTGGTTATTAAGAACTCCAACCAAGTTAGAACCATTAATAATAAATCGTACTTCACCGCCTAAAGAACCGCTACTTTCCTGCGGCTGTATATATTCTCGTAACTTTGAAAGTGGTGCTATAACTTCGGGGTTACCCGATGCGCCAGCGTATTCACCAACATTTACAATGCTATTGCCGTAAGCTATGCCACCGTTTGCCAATTTTGGCAAACTGGAAAATAAAGAACTGACAGTACCCACTACTGTAGCTGCTGCGGCTAAATTTATAGGGAAAGGCATTTTAAAAGCTGCGGCAATACCTTGTGCGCCAGCTAATGCTTGTAGCTGCACAATCATTTGTGCAATAGAACTAAAACTATTAGCGGCATAAGCAAGAAAAGAATCTGAACTATCGCCCATCGCGCCCGATACCATGCCCAATGATGTTGCGATCGTGCTTAGACTTGTGGCGTATTCATTATTTAATTGTATATCATTAGAGTTTACTATTCCGCCAAATTTTGCCCATTCATCCATTTGCCCAGATAACTGTTTTTTTTCTTCGGGCGTTGTCGCTACTTCCATGAGTTTTTTTAACTCGGCGATCTTCTTTTTTGCAAAGTCGGCATTCTCTAACTTTGCTTTAAGTTTGACCTCTAAACCGCTTTGCGGCAACTGTTCCTCAAAATCTTCTTCGTCCAGCACGATAGGAATTTTAACGGGTTGCATTGATCCGGCGATAGCATCAAACACGCCACGCGATTTAATGAACTGTTGCCCTAGGTAATCAGCATCGGCGGCGGCTAATTGTAGCTCGTCAACTTTAGTTTTTTTACTTCCTCCTGTTTTGTTAGCCGATGCAGTATTTTCTAATCGCGTCATTTTACGGAGGTCGGCAGCATTTTGCGCCATACTGTTAACTAAAGCCGTTTCGTATTTATACAGAACTGCACGCCCCTTGTCATTCTGTTGTAATAGTTTGCCAAAGTCTTTTACAACGTCAGCACTTCTAAATTCGCTTTCGGGGAAGGCTTGCTTCCATAGCTTTTCGGGGTTGATGGCTTCGGCTTCTTTCCTTCGCTTCCAGTATTCGCTATCCATGCCGTTCCCTCTACTTAACCATTGATTCGCATAGTTCATCTTTTCATTGTAGGCGGCTTCTACCTTCTCAATGTATTCCAATTCCTTTTTCAGAGGTTCGACATAATCGGCGTTATTATATACACGCAAATATTGTTTTACGTCCTTGTCTGTCAGATTTTTAACTCCGATTTTATTAAGTTCGACACTGGAATTTGCGGTAAATTCTTCGTTCGCTATTTTTAAGCGTGCTTCCGCCACTTCTTTCTGTAGTTGTTCGTATTCTTTTAGTGCTGCATCCTTTTGCGCCTTAGTTGACCCGTTGTCCCGTATGACGGATTCAAGTTCCGCCATACGGGTAGTTTTATCCAAGTTAACAAGGTCAACCGCTAGCCGTTTGTCTGCAAGATCATCCAGTATTGCGCTTAATTCTTTTGCTTTTGTAAAGACGGAAAACAACCCGTTTTCAAAAGCTGAAAAATCGCCCGTGCTTATAGCAAAGAAAAAAGCGTCTACGCTGTCTTTTGCTGCATTTATATTGTTGTCGAATAGGTCACTAGTTGCCTGTGATGCACGCATAGTCCTTTCCAGTGCTTCGGTTGCTCCAACCGCAACGCCAATGCCGCCAGCCAGTTTTAAAACGCCTGCACCAGCTTTAGAAGCCATTGAGGTCATTGTATCTTCAAAACTTTGCACGCCTCCTTTGGATTTACTGAGTTTTGCGTCGAACCCATCCGTATTTAGTAGTAATCGTGTTAATATATCCATGCTTTATTTATTTAGTGTTTGTTCAACTTGTTTGGCTTTGTTCCTCAGTCGTTCAATTTCTGAATCGGGAACAGATACAGCCTTTTTCTTTTTTGTAGTCTCTTGATCCCACGGGAATGAAAGTATATCGGTCTGTTTTAGCTTCTTCGTGCTATTTACCTGTGCAGTAATGAAACCCAGTATTCGCGTCTGTTCCCACGCGTCGCGTTTCCGTCGCTCGTAACCCTCTAGGAAATAACGTACCTCGGTTAACGTCATGCGGTCTAAAAAATAATCGGGTGATATGCCGCCTTCGCCTACCACCCGACTATATAGATCGCGAATGCTTATTTCTTCCGCTTCGGATTCATCTTTTTTTTTACATCATTGTTTGCTGTTCTCTGTGCATCAATCTTTGATACGTCAATGATAAATTGCTGAAACTCTGCGAACAGTTCGGGATGTTCATCACATAACGACACAAAGCCGTCAAACTCCATATTGAAACTTTCGTTGTTGGCTAATAGGGTGGAGTAAAATAGTGCTATCCAATCGAATGTTTTATTTACGTTGAAAGTCCGCTTTACGATTTCTTCGAAGATAAAATAGTTTCTCAAACTATTTCTAAGCGTATAAGTTACGCCGTTAATTTTGATTTCTTTTTTCATGTCTGAATGTGTTGTGATTAGGGCGGTATAACCGCCCAGTAATTATTTGCTTGCCGGATTCGCTTTGCTTACTTTCTTTAACGCGCCTGTGCCGTCAAATGACACACTAAACGTAGCCTTATCGCCATCGGGCGCGTTAAGCTCAAGTGAGGTGATTAACACCATTCCTTCGTAGGCTTCGGCTGGTGCTTCCCATCCGGCTACGGGTAATTCGTCCGCGTCCGCATTCGTTGGTATTCCGACCTGAATTTTAATAGGCTTCATGGCTAACATTGCTGTCATAAGGGTATCATAACCGTTGATGTCCTTATCGGCAGAAAAACAGTTCTCACTAGATGCGGAAAAAGATAACTTTTTCAACATTTTTTCAGTCCATTTGCCGCTATCCTTACTTGCTGTGTCTTGTGTCTCACCCGATACGGTGAGTTTACAGGAAGTTGCTAGTGCAATAGCAGTAAATTTGCTTGCTACTTCGGTAAATAACATTAAGTCTTTACCATTAACAGTGTTTGCTTTCATGTTTGTTTATAATTTAAATTAGTAATCAATTTTAAATGAAAAGACTAGGCTTTGCACAAATGTATCTTCTACAGTATCTTCGTTTGCTGAAACGAGTTTCGTTTCTGATATTCCGTACTTTTTTGCCCGTTTCCCTTCCAGTGCAGACCTTAACGCCTCTGCAATCTCTACAGATTGAAAATACTTGTCGCTCGCCACGATAAAACTAACGCTTACCGTATCGCCGCTTAGAAAGTCCTTGGTATATGTGGACGTTAAGCCGCCGCGCTGGTAGACAACAAAGGGAAATGTAACTTCCTTCTGTGTTGAAATAGGGAAAACTTTCTCACCGACCAAGGCGGTGAGTTCGGGCGTATTGCCTAGTTTTTCATTAATATATAATCCGATACTTAGACCTGTCATTTTTTACTTGCTGCTTTTTGAATCATGTCTATGATATTTTGTTCTAGGCTTTTCTCCGCTTCGGTTTTCTTAGCTATTACTGCATCCTGAAAGAAAAAATTAGCCTCTATACTACCCCTATTGTACCCTTTTTTGGTGGCTCGACCTGCCGCGCCTTGATTGAAGAACCTTAGAAGGAAAGCCCGTGATCCTTTTTTGCGCTTGTCGATCATGTCAACGCGTGCGCCGGAAGCGTTTTTGTAAACGGCGATATTAATCTCATTCTTTAGCGGCTTGTATGATTCTCCGTTGCGCCCAACACCTTTTGTCTTTGTAGCAGGTATTTTATTAACCAAATTCGTTTGTGCCTGTTTCCTAATAATAAGTACAGACTTGCGTAACGCGGCTTTAATAGCCTTCTTTCGCTCGTTGTTGTTCAAGTCTAGGCGATTGAAAAAGGTATTTATCTTATCGCTGTCTACTTTGACTTGCACCAAACCTGTTGTTACTTTTTTACTCATTAATTACCTCCGCTTCTATAATTGTTGCCTGCTGTATTCTGTCTTTATTAAGACAAGTAATTGCATATTTACGCCCATCGTGGTAGATACGCATATTTGCGTTAATATCCTTGCAATATCGGATTGTAAACGTGTTAGAAGTACTGTTTACAATTTCGCCAGCTACTTCTTTGCGTTGCCCGTTCTTAAACGTCACGCGTGCCCGCTTATCGAATACCTTTACCCAGCTTTGCGCATTGCCGCCGAATTTGTCGCGTACCGTTTCGTTACGATAGAACGCGATCTTTTCTCTTAGTAGTCCTGCTTGCATACTATTCGTATCTTTTAAGAGGTTGCAATAAGCGCACAACGGTATTTAATAATTCGGGTTTCGCAAAAGTGATGCTTTCGCGGTTGGCGTAAAAATCGGCTACTTCAATTCTGATCGCGTGCCATATACGCCGATCAATTTCCCCATCCTTTACATAGCTTTCCAAAGGGTTATTCAAATATGCTTCGATTTCCAACTGTACGGGGATTACCAGCCCTTTGATATATTCGTCGTCGTCGTCAAAGTCTACATTTAAATGCTGTTTGAGTTCGGGGAGTGTTACGTATTCCGTCATAGTGTTTTAAATTAAAAAAGGCTAGAGCTAAAGCCCCAGCCCTTTGATTATTGATTGTGTTGTCTATTATGCCTTTGTAGGTGAAACCGCCTTCTTTTTCAATACTGAAAATGCTTCGGGGCGTGCCGTAATAATATCATATTTAGAATTATGGGTAACTTTTGTTTCGTTGGTTTCAGCCAAAGATATTGGATCGACCGTTATACGGACTTTTCCCCACTGACCTACGCCACAATTTGAAAATACGCCGAACTCAATTTCATCGGAGGCAACATAGTTTGTCTGTAAAACAGGATAGCCGTTCATCATACCGTCCTTCAAAATCATTTCGGGACTTCCTTTCTCAATACGGGTGGTTTTTAGCTTGCCGAACATTTTAGGACTGACAATATAGGCGGCTGTTCCATCCGTCACGTCTACGCCTGCATCCGTTACGTTTGTTTCCAATTTTACAATATCTTCCAAAGTCGGCGCTGTTTCGTATTCGTCTTTTACCGTTGCTTTAACAAATGGACCTTCGGATGCACTACCAACTTTTGTTGTGGAGAACATGACCTTATTTAAAACACGCGAAACTGACAATGGAAGTTGTTCCATGCTGATTTCATAAACTGTATCGCTTGTTTGGTCTATCGCATCATTTGAAATAGGCAGGGAAATAGCTACACGCCACGGGTTCGGTTTTAAGTTGCCAATATCCAGTTTAGTAGCCGCAACCTTGGTATTTTCACCTTCAATGCTTGCCTCAATAGCTGCCAGTGTAGGGAATGAAAGATTTCCTATCAATCCGAATTGCATTTTAATCCCTAATTTATGAATGAGCAAGCCCTTTTCCAAAGGCGGAATCATGTCACCGATAACAGTAGGGGTCATGGGCGCAACACCCGCCGAATCCGTTCTAACGTCCTCGGCGGCTCTCTGCTCCAACGTAAAACCGTTAAAGTCTACGTTGTTATACCCGTCTAATGAACGCTTATGTACAATGTCATACATTGCAGTAGCAAACAACGCCCTTTTGTTTGGCGCGGACTTATTTACAATGTCGTTCTCCATGCTTTTAAGCGTCTCATCAATCGCGAGTTGGTTTTTACGCTCTTGCAAATCGTTAAACTTAGCCTGTTCTTCGGAGGTTAGACTTCTTTTTTCCGCTTTTGCTGCACCTAAAATTGTTCTCATTTGCTCTTTCAGTAGAGCGATTTCTTCAAATCTTGTCATGTTTTAAATCAGTTTTTCTAAGTTATTAATCTGTTCTAAATAATTTTCGTCTGTGTCATGGAGTAACCCCGTCCCCTGTAAACTCCGCACCATTACATCCGTACCCCAATAAGCGGGATCGGAAACGGGGGAAATGTCCGTTATCAATAGAATTTTATGCACCCGTCTTACAAGTATTCCATCCTTTCTTGAATAACTTACACACGATGGATCGTTTTCTTTTGTATAATATTCGAATGATGATCCGAATATATCGCCGCGTTTAATCATTTCTATTGCATAGTTGCCTTCTTCCGTATTCGGGGCTTCGAAGCTATATTTCAGACCATAATCATCAAGTAGCAGGTTTAACGATCCACTTCCATACCTATAACGCGCTAGCATTCTTTCTATATTATGCTCTAATACTGCCTTTATGTCGCATTTTAATAGCATTTCTTCTGTTACCGCTTCCTTGTCTATAATTTCAATAAACGCCCTACGGCTTGCCTTGTCATATATTATTTTACTTTCTTTATTGAAAACTATTGCATAGCCTTCAATAATGCGCCCCTCGGTTAATTTTGGCGATCCTAACTCTGTAAAACTTCTAATTTCCATTTTTACCATATCGTTTACCATATGTTTTTTACTCGTTTTTTGGTGGCTCTATTTTTGCATTTTTACTTTCAACTGCGCCTTTTTCTTCGTTCCCTCTAATTTTGGGTGAATCAATAGGGGCTACATTACAGGAGATAAATACCGTATCACCGCCTGTTACGGGTGTTCTGTCCTCTTGTATTCTCCATTCGTTCACTGTTGAAACTCCGTATTGTATTTCTTTCTCCATGCAGGCGGATTTAGTTGCAATGTCTGTTTTATACAATGCTTTCCTGTCAAACTCGATTTTATAAATGTTTGAAACGCTTTTGGGGATTAGCTTTGCATTAAATTCCGCTTCAATGCGGCAAAGGATCGGATCTAGCGTATCAGACAAAAATGTAACTTGGCTCATTTCTGATGCTTTGTAATTTGTTGACTGGGCAACAAATACCTTATCAGGGTGTACACCATAGAAACGACAGATTTCAAAAACATTAAACTGCTTCGTTTCAAGCAACTGCGCGTCAACGGGTGAAATTGATAGTTGTTGAAATTTCATATCTCCATTTAACGCAACGATAGGCACACCGTTATTAAATTCCCTGTTTATCCTTTGGCTTACTGTTGAAATTTGCCCGTCATTGAGTGTGGAAATTCCCTTATTATCCCCTTTAATGCCTGTAACAATACCTTTTACCGGAGTGCCGTTTTGGAAAGTCTCTAGGTTTTGATTATCGGCACTAGCTGCAACTGCAAATGTTGTAGCTGCATAAAATATGGTACTTACTCCTGTATAGCCTCCATCCAAACTTTTATTCTTTAAATGGATAATGCGGTCAGGCGAAAAAGTTCCCGAAATGCGGTTTATAGAATCAAAAACGGTGTACGTATTTTTGTATTTGTCATAAAATACGCTGTCGTTTGCCAATAAGATTAGTTCGGACACATCGCCAAAATCACGCTTAATAAAAATATAGGCATTGCCCTTGTTTACCATTTGAATAATTGCATTGCATATCAAATCGTATTTATTCATGCGTGGGTTGGGCATACGTGCCAGCAGTTCGTGTAATTCGTTGTCTTCATCCACGGAAAAGAAGCCGTTTTGTTTACGTTTGACCTGCAACGGGATTGAAGCTATACCGCCCGATAATATATCGGTACATCGGAATGCGGTAGAAAGCCGCATTGCCTGTTCGGGTGTATCTACAGTTACAGGCTGTTTCTTTACTGTTGTACCTACATTTACTACTTCTACTGTAGGCGTTGCCTGTGGGATTTCTACAGGTTGGACGGCTGACCTTTTTTGTCTGCTACGTCCAATTTCAAAATTAAAAGATATGTTCATAAGTGTTTGTGTTTAAAATTCTAATGTGTTGAATAAGTAAAAACTCTCTAGGTTCGTTATTGTAGCGTCAATCTTTGCGTTATGCGTTTTCTTGATCGGCTTTTTATTACCATTCCTATCTTCGTCTAGTACGGCGTTACTAAAACAATACGGGGTAATCGGGTTCGGGTCAAAGGATAGCTTTCCCCGATATAAAGCCAGTTCAAAGCTTTCTATCGGGCTGGTAAACGTCCCATAGGTCTGTTTCACAGGCTTAATAAAGTCAGAAGCATTTGATACCGAAGCATTAAGTAGGTTTATAAACTCAGCCGCTTTGTAAGGGTCATATCCGATACCTCTAATGTCTAAGTATTGGGCTTTGGCTAGTATGTCGTCTACTATTTGCTGATAGTCTATTACGTCACCATCGCACAGCTTTAAATACCCAGCATCCGCCCAGCCTTGATATAGCTCGCGGTTTGGGTGATTCGCCAGCGCACCGCACGGGAAATAGTAATCTGTGTAGCCGTGGAAAGACTTACTATCTACCGAATACAGGTTATAAGTAACGGTTGAAAAGTCGTCACAGACGGACAAGTCAACGCCTACGGTTGTAAGTGGGCGGCTCTGTAGCTGTTCCAGTTTAACCGTTTTGAAATGCTTTCTAATAGTGTCCGCTTCAACCCAGATAGTTTCAGTATTAGCCGCGAAAATGTTAAGCATCTTTGTTCTAAATTCCAGCAAGTCGGGCGCACTCATTTGCGCTTTGGCGTATTCATCCCTGTAGAAGTCCTCATAAACGGTTATTCCCATGTGGGGTTGTACTTTGCGCCATGTAGCTGGATCGCCTTCCTCATCGTCAACATCGGGCTGGAAGATATGTGCAAAGATGGTATCGTTTTCAATCTCACCGCGTAAAGCCGCCTTGTACCCGTCCAGCATATCTACAAACGGGGACGTTTGTTTGTCGCTGGCTGTTGTTATCACGATGGTAAGCGGATTCAGACGCGCACCCATAGATGAGGTAAGCACGTTCTTCAACGCCGCGCTGTCAGACTGTGCATATTCATCCAGTATATTGACGGATGCGTTAAGACCATCCAGTTTGTCGGGATTGGATGCAAGGCAACGGACAAAGGAAGTTTTGCCCTTCATCCGGTTGTATATCACTTCGCGGTTTATCTTGAAGCGGCGTAGTTTCTTATCCAGCGATTTCAATATGTTTCTGATCTCATCGAAACATATCTTCGCTTGGTTATAGGAGTTTGCCGCTACATAAGTCTGTGCATTGGCATCACCGAACAACAGATCATAGATAGCCAGCGAAGCAACCGAAGTTGTTTTGCTGAACTTACGCGGAACGAACAACAACGCTTCACGGATCAGCCGCTTGTTCTTCCCCTTGTGGTAAAAGCCCAAGATATTGGCAAACTGGAAAACCTGTATAGGCGTGAGTTTGTACTTAGTGCGTCCCTTCGTGCCCGAAAACTTTAGCGATTCGTAGAATACGATAAACTTGCGCACTTCCGCACGTCTGAAATCATACTTGTCCAAGAAGGAGAAGAAGCGTTTCAACGCTAGAAGTTCGTACAGGTTATGTGCATCGGGATTCATTATACAAGAAAAGACGTAGGTATTCAAACGCTCGTCCGTTTTTTCTAAGCCATATTCGTCTACATCAATGAGTGACAGGAAAGAAACCGTATCAGTCTTTAGCTGCCTGAGTTCTTCCTTATTCTCCATCATTCGCCGCGTTTTCTACGTCCTCAATCAATTTTCCTACTTCATCATCTTCGGTAGCCGATAGAGTTTGCAGGGTCAAACCAAGCTCGCGCAATGCCTTGCGTGTTACTTCCAAGCTGTCAAACAGAATTTTAAAAGAAGGGTGGGCTACCAGCTTCTTATTCCCTTCACGGGATAGTTCAACTACATAAGCTTTTTTCTTTTTAGCTATGTCATTAAGTGCAATTTTAAACGCTTGATATGATCCGGCACACAGGTAAATGCACAAGTCCAAATCATCGGAGTATGTGCCTTGCGATTCCATCGCCTTTTTTATCTTCGCTTTTATAACATCTATTTCACTCATTTTTTATATACTTTTTGCATATATCCGAGTAACGTAAATATTTGGTGGCTTGTATTTTAGCCGCGAAAAGGCACACCCCCCAAGACACCCCCTCAGTTTGAAATCACTCCGCGCGTGTAAAAACTAGGGGGAGTGGGTTTAAAACATTAAGTGGCAAAATAAAAAAGCGCCCCCTCTTTTAGAGGATAGCGCTTTTGTGTTATATTAACTAGTATAAAATATAGAATTGTTAGTGTATTTGTTATTTAATACGCATATTGCTACGATTCAGTATCGGATGAGAGAAAGGAATCTATACAATCCGCACACAATACTTGACCTACAGGAGCTTCTTCTCGATTACATACTAAGCACATGTCTCGATGCGAAACTTGATGTACCCCTGTTGGGTCTGCATAGTGTTCTAATGAATCGTGACGCCTCATTGCGCTGTAGCAGTTTGGGCATACTGCTGTACTCACTCCAATATCATTCGCTGTGCTATTATTCATTATTTTTACCTCTGCGTGTTCTTGATTCATTACATTTCCCCATGTCCGAGTTTTACCAGTTACAGTATCCCCGACATAAGGGCTTCCCCCACCGGATGCAGCGCAATGGGTATTACTCACAGCTACCGTAAATGGATTGTCAATCCATCCCGCACGTCTTGAATCCTTACTAATTATTTCATCTTTGTGCTTTGCTATGCTATTGGCTATTTGTGCATATAGATCATAAGCTTCTTTACGATATGTTGCAGCAGCAACAGCATTCATCTGCAACGGGAATGACTTCGACCGATCCCGATAAGATTGGAGAATCTGGCATATCGGTGGCTGCAAAGATGTTTTTGTATTGGAATCAAGTCTGTGACTTATTCCTAAAGACTTCATACTAGATTTCATGATTGAATATTGTTTAATAATTTATTTTATTGCAAATTAAACGATTGTATTACCTATAAGATATTTTTCAAAAGTGCAAAAAGCATTTCACAAAACAAAAAAAATGCAAAGAAGTTTTCACTTCCTCCGCATTTTTAACAATTAAAGAAACTTATCCGCGAACCGTTCCGTAGCCCTCCGATTATTCGCCTGTATCGCTTCCTTCGAATGACTAAATTTCTCTTGATGTATATCGGAATGGCACGAATGGCAAACCGATTCTAAATTAGTGTAGTCAAACATAAGTTGTTCCATCGCGTTGGCAGTCGGCACGCTTTCAACTTCTGTAAGGTGATGTACTTCGGTAGCTGGTGTACTAAGTCCTTTCGCCTCGCATTCTTGGCAAATCGGGTTTGCCGTCAATTTATCGGCACGAAGCTTTTTCCATCGTCCCGAATTGATTAGTTTAATGTAAATTGGATTCCTGCTCATAATATCATTGTTTTATGTATTAGTTACTTATTTACAAGTGCAAATATATGTCTAAGTAGTAACGAGTTAAAATAATATTTGTAGATTGTGGATATCACTTTGTGAATGGTTTTATTTGTTTCACAAATGCGATACCCACAATCAATTAAATCTATCCTTAGAATATCAATTACTCATCGTTATAAGATATTTCCCCTAATATCATACTTAATCCCGTTAATACAGACGTATTAAATCCCCAAAGGCGGTGTACAAGAGTTAACGCTATAATAAATGGCAAATAGATCATTAAATGCTTTACTAGTTTTGTGATAAATCGTTTCATTTTGTCTTGGTTTTAAATGGTTCATTCACAGGATAATCAATATTGCAAGCTTTTAGCAATGCCTTACCGCTTTCTAGCACCTTCTCCGTGATCGTTCTCTTTTCAATCTGCTGTAGTAGATAGGCGCGGGGTGATATTCCGTCTACTAACCTTGTCTCTGCTGGTATTGATGCAACCGCCAGCCCTGTACTTAGTTCGATAGCGTCATAGTAGCCTTGGTATTGATGTAAGGCGTATTGGAATATTCCTTTGTCTATCAGTTCTCCTGTAGACTGTAGTACACCATTTTTCGTTGTGTGATTGAATGTTATTTGCATAGTTGTTCGTGGTTGATATTTATTTGCTAACCCGTATATTTCTGCATCCCATTGGGCTTTGTTTATCATTCGGTATAAAGCAGGATCAGTTATAAGAAGGTATATCTTTTGAAATATATTCATGCTGTTTAATTTAATGCTTTTTTGATCCTATTAGACCGGAACACACAAGCGATATTCCGATCATCCCGTACTGCTCCCGATCTCTTTTTTAATATCTCAAATTGTCCTTCTTTCCGTGCTAGATCAACTAGAGCGCAATTAAACGCTCTAGCTTTATCTTCGAAGTTATCATTAGTGTTATACAAGTCAGCGCGAATACTTTCAACTTTCTGCCGTCCTGTCTTGCGTCCGCTATCTTTCCGGTCTTTTCTTTTCCTATTGTGCTCATACTTAATATTTTTTATTGTGCATTACTGGACGAAAAGAATTGTATCTCATTTTCTGATATACGAACCAACTTAAATCTATTTTCATGTATTCACAAAGTGCTAAAATGCTTAACATGGCATAGTTAACTCGTTCCTCAATAGAATATTTATAGAAAGCTATTTCTTTACAGATTCCAAAAATATTTTCAGTGAACGGCTTTTTCATATTTGGGAACACAGTTAATAAACGGTTTACGTTAAGATTACGCGCTCCGGCTAAATCTAACAGGCGGATAAAAGCATCTGCTAATTCATCTTCAACTGTGTTTTTAATGCAGCAATTATAGCAATAGAGAAACCAATCGGGGCGAATAATACCCTGAAATGCGTTTATTAATGAGTTTTCAAAACAAAATCTATCAGCGCGTTTGCCTATCCTGTCGGCTTCTATCGTTTCTACTAGTTCGGTAATAACCATCATCAAGCAATGCTCGTTGCTAGGGTTATTATCCCAAAATCCTTTTTCCACTGCGTTTGCGTGTACTTCTTTGCTGAGTTCATTTAGTGTTTTCATGCTGCAAGTAATCTAATGTTAATTGTTTCAACTTCAATAATTTTATTTTCAAGTAGGTAGATTAGGTATGATGCTCTCGCCTGTGCCTCGGTTTTGCCAAAACAAACTTTGTTTTGAAATGGGGAATAGGTTCTATTTTCCCAGCCTTTAAAGGCGATGCAATAGTTTTCTTTACCATCTCGGTCATATCTCCATTGTTCCAAGTGGTAGCCGTTAAGTTTCGGTGGCAGCATCGCGCCCAGTTCGGGCGCGCTAAATACTGCTGTTTTTTTATCCTGTGTAGTGTACAGGCTTTTTTGAGCGACACCCAGCGACTTTAATTTAGCCGCTTGGGCTGGTGTGCAAAATAAATCTTCTTTGTTCATCGTATTTCAATTTTATTTATTGTGTTTACTAAGTATTTAATTCGGGCGCAATTCCCATCGCATTTTGTTGACTGCGTTTCTATCTTGTGCATCCGGCTTGAACAGCCTCGGTTATTCCGAGATGGGCAAAGGTATTTGTACGCTTCAATGGAATGCTTTAGGATCGTTTGCCTTGATTGTGCGATCAAAGCAGTTTTAGCATAATTGTGAATGCTTTTCCCAGCTTCGTTTGCCGCCTTCTGTAAGGCTTCAAATTCTTCAAGAGGTAGCCTTATCTGCAATTTGCGTTTTTTCGTTTCTGCCATGTCTTTGTGTTTAATCGTTATCTACTTCGTTTTCTTCTGCCTCTTTGATCGGCTTCTTTATCTGTATTCTGATTTCCGCATCTGTAAACTTATTCAAAAGGTAAACTTTAGCCTGTTCCCAGCTAGTTAGATGCAATTTGGGGTCAGTGTACAATAACAAAAGCGTTTCATTTAGCTTGTCTATTGAGCCAAAACCATTTGAGTTGACTACTTCGCGCTGGTTGGCAAATAGCTTGTTTAACCTGTCGTAATTTTCTGAAACAAAACGGTCTATATACGCTTTGTTTTGTTTGTTAACAGGCAATGGGTTTACGTTGCCTGTTTTTGAGTAATCATGTTTGCGGTGTTCCATCATAACCGAATAAGTCTTTTTGTCCTTGATAATTGTTAACTTCATACTGTGGTCTTTTCCTTTTTGGCTTCGTCCATTCAAAATGCTTTTCCGCTTGCGAAAAGTCGGCAAACATTTCTTCTACTTCATCATCCAAAAACTCATCTTCTTCTTCGGGTTGTAAAAGCCCTTTCTTTTTTCTCAGATACCGCACATAACAGGCGATAATACTTTGCCCTAATTCGTACAGTGATTTGAATCCTGCTTTTTTTCTTTCTTCTTCTAGCAACTTCCATGCAGACCAACTAACACGGAAGAAAAATTTATAAGCAGGTGGTTTGTTTGTTTTACTCTGTGCCATGCTTGTTTCTAATTTGAATAAAACCCTCGCTTTGTCCTCTAAGCAAGGTTTTATATTGTTCATCGTTAATTTCTACATCGGTTTCTCGGTTTATACTCATGCTTTTGCTTATCCCTAAATGGCGGCAAATTGTTGCATGGTTTTTCGGGGTTGTTCGTCTTTCCCAGTAAATTATAACCTTCATCGCCGCGATAGCCCCTTAACTTCGATCACGTTAAACATCTCGTTAACCCTGTCAGCTATATAATCACCGTAAAGGCTTCCGATCTGATCGGGTAATAAATTTGTAGTGACATGAGTTAAACAATCACTACGCATATCATAGCGCATTTGAAAAACATATTGCATAACATTCATTTCTGTGCCGTAGTATTTTGCTGGTAGCGGTTCACGCCCGATCTCATCAAATGCACAAGTTTGTTTCTTGAAACAATATGGGTCTATACCGTCTAGCCCCAGCCGCGAAAACTGATTAACAACAGTAGAGGCGGAATAAATGCCATAACCTCCAACTAAATAGCCGTTTGGAGTACGCCCTTTTATTATCGAATCATATTCACGAAGTATTTTAATAATACTTGTTTTTCCTGTGCCTATCGTTCCATACAGCCAAAGACCGCGTTTTGAATCGAATACAGTACTCTTTCCGTTCGCATATTTAAAGATCTCGTTCAAGAGAGAACGGTTGTAAGCGTCAATGGTGAAATTGCCGCAAATAGCCTCACAACAAGCCGCGAATACATTCGCCTGTTTTTGCTGATCCACAATCGCGCCATTACAGGTTGATGGTACGAACCCGTATTTGTTCGGATTGTGTGCCATTTTGGCTTGATCTAGTAGTTTGTTTATTTGTTCCATTGTGTTTTTGTTGTTTTTCTAATTCTATTTTTATCCAGTTCGCAAAATGTGATTTTGCGTCTGCCAGTGTTTTTTTATCTTCTCCGCGTGCCTGCAAATCCAAGAGGAACATTTCCAAGTAACCAATAACTTTTTCCTCGGTTAAGTCTTTGTGTCCTCGGCGGAAGCAACTGAGCATTATAAATTCAATCCATTGTTGATCTTCTTTAAGCCTTTTAAAACATTCGCTTATTTCCTGATCTAAAAAACGGCTCTCGTGCGCGCACGTAAGAAGTATATTATTATTAACTTCTTTATTTCTTTGTATATCCGTTGATAATCCGTTAGCAATCCGTTGCTTATCCGTTAACAATCCGTTAGTAATCGCGTTACTGATCCCGTTAGCTTTATTTTCTAATAATTGGTAACTGTCGTATTTACAGATAGTTATAAGCACTTTCTTTCCCGTTGATTTATACGTTATTTCATCCGTTGAAATTAGACGCTTTACGCACGTTCTAACTTGCTGCTCTGTCAATCCTGTATCTTTTTGTATTTGTGGGTTCGTAGTCAAAAGCTGACCTATACCTAACGAAATACCTTGGAATTGTTTCGGCTCATAATTTGCTTTTAGAAGGAAGTAGATAAAGAGTTGCACCATTTCAGGTTTACTAAACCATTCCCATTCTAAAAACTTTCTATGTAATTTAATCCAGCCTTCCACGCCTTAAACCTCCTTAATTCGTATGCCATGAAAATAAAGCATTAGTTTACGTTTAATTACATACTCCTTTGTTTTAACGCCCTTTGCGTCCTCTACGACTAGTTCACCATTACATATGTACTGGAAGTCAGCTACGTAGCTTAGAGAGTGCTCTAATAGCTTCTTTTTCTTTAGCATTTTACACGCTCCCTGTACCTCGTAATGTTCGTATTGGGCGGCAACTAGTTCATAGCGTACTTGCTCCTGTAGGTCGGATATTACGCCTTTCTTTTCAAGCATTTTTAGAGCTTGTGCGCGGTTGTATTCACGTATTGAATCATAACCTTTGTACTTTACATTTTTATATTTTCCCATATCTTAAATCGGTTTGTTAATCGTGAATAAGACAGGATTCGAACCTGCAAGATGTGAATCTCGCCCCTCTAATGGGCTAGCGTTTACCAATTCCGCCACTTATCCAAATGTCGGGACTTTCACCCAACTGTTTTTCCATTTTTTTTAATGTTGCCGCAAATATAATAGCGGGCCCGTCCAAGTAATTTGGACGCTTCTTTTTTTAAGAAAAATATCTATATTTTCAATTATCAATAGTGCCAATATCGGATTTTGCTGTTTCTGTTTTGTACGGGTAAACGTCCACTATATCAGTTTTTGCTACTCGGTCTATCTCGTAATCGGCTAATGTGCCTTTCATTTGTTCGACTATGCGATCTTTAGCCTGTTGCAAGTCGTTCGCCTGTACAAGCACATTAGTATGTGTTTTCTTCTCTTTACCGCTCTTTTCGTCCCGCGTGATAAAAGCGATTCGGGCTTTAAAGAAGTAATCGCCATCATCGAGGTATAGGAACACCTCACTAAAGTTTTCTCTCTTGATATTGGTTACTGTGAACTCACCGGATACATACGGCGTAATTTCTTCGATGGTACGTGCTTCTGCTTCGGTGAAACTGAGAGCGTCAAAAAGATAGGGTTCGGTTACTTTTCTGTTCATGCCGTTCTCGTCTATTTTTTCATAGCGAATCTTAACTTCGAAATAATTGTGCATCATTGTTTTAAGCTGCTTTGTTTATGTATAATTTCTTAATCTGTTTCTTTAGTCTCGTTATTTGGTTCTGTACCGGAACATTGCCTTTTGCTCGCGGCTTTAGTTCTTCGATCTCTAACCGTATCGGTAGAATTTGCTGCGCAATGGGCAAACATTCCTTAAAGTCCTTATCTAGTTTGATGCTGGTTTCGATTACCGTATCGGCTAGCTTGATCCGTTCTGCCAGTTTCGCAATGTTTTCCGCATGATCGGCGCGGTGCATTTCCAAGATACGCCCGTCATTCTGATAGCCGTCATAGATCACATAGTAAAGTGTGTCTACTTCGGGCTTACCGATAAAGTGCCCTAGGAATTGCCAGTAATATTCCGTCTTTTCGTCTATGACTTTCAGAAAGCGTAATTCTTCGATTTTAGCCTGCCCGACTGGGCATTTAATTTCTCCGACTGCTGTAAGATTCCCACTCACGCCATACACATAGAAGTCGGGAGAATCGCCAAAACCTTCAAACGGTTCATTAAAGACTATTTCGGGAAAGTCGGTTGTACATGACTTAATCGTGCTAAATGGTAACTGATTTCGTACCCATTCAACCGCTAACGGTTCGTTATCGTGCCCCCAGTCAAAGTTTTTATTACTCTGTTGTTCCCTGAGCGTTTTTGTTCTGCGTTCATAGCGTGTAATGTACATTACCGCCAGTGCCTTCATTCCGAATAAATCATCTTTGGCACGTCCCGAAGTCATTAGATCGGGAAGGACGGACGCGGTAATCTTGCCGCACCTCTTTAGTTTCCATTCGTGTTCTTTTTGTTCTGCTGATTTCATTTTGAAATTGGTTTGATATTGATTAGTTCTTTGATCTGCTCTTTAGTGAATATGTATTTAGTTTGTGCTTGTTCCAGTGTATAGCCGCCTTGCAATGCTTTTATTATCCCATTCCAAGCAACCGAGCCAGTTTCTACCTTTTCTTTTTCCGGCTTGTTTAGCTTCGGAGGGAATTTACGGACGCGCAAAGCGTCTACCTGTTCGCCGAATGCGTCAACCCTAGACGCTCCAACCTGTATGACATGACCGCCCCAATCTTCTATATACGGTGTATTGTATAACTTTTCGATTGTTTTACAGTTTGTTTTATTGATAACCATCGGTTTTACATTCTCTTTAAAGTAACAGATCAAACATTCCTCTTTTTTGCCGTTGTTGCCTGTTATCATCTCCTTACGGGCAAAGTCTATTGTTAAAATTATATCTTTACCATCAGGGAGGGAATAAGCCCCTAGATAATCATATCTAAATTGACTTTTCCAATGTGTCTTTGTCTCAATCATAATGTTTTATTTTATGCTGTTAAACAAGTTGTTAAATAATCTTCCGTAAACTGTTCCAGTTCATTCATTTCTGCCGTGTGTATTGCGTTTGTGTTCATGGCTGCTCTTGTTTTTACAAGTCATTACTATAGTGTAGCAGATAGTTACAGCTAGTAAGATAAGTGCTACTTTCAACTGATCGGGTGACGGATTTCCGTCGGCTAGTCCTAATGTGAAGAACATTAGAACTATTGCGATAATGCTTTGTCGTGTGTTCATTTTATGCTTGTGCTCTTTTTTTGTAGTTTGCGTATCTTAATACATCTTCGGCGTTACATTTCCATGCTCCTGCCTGTCTGTCCGATGGCTTATTCATTCTGATTTTACCAGTAGCGACTAACTTTTCTAAAAAACATCTGCTTCCAATAATTTTCGCGGCTTCTGTCTTTGAAAAAGTAATTGTGTTTGTGCGTACTGCCGTGTATATTTCTTCCAATTCTTTCAGTAGCTTGTGTGCATACCTTTCATTCTGTGTAATCATGTTGCTTTAATTTAGTCGTGTAACAATAATTAGTCCTTTTATTTCGGGTGCTGTAAACTCTAGTCCTTTATCTTTTTTTAGTAGTGATGCCGTAGACCTTACAGAACCCCGCTGTTTTTTAGTGAATGCTTCGGTTTGCCCGACTTCCATATTTAACAATGTATTTTTTACGCTCTTGTCATTTTCTACTAAAGTCGGTTTTATTGGTGTTTGTGCTTGCTGTTCCATTGTGTTTTATTTTGTGTTTATGTTTTAAAATTCAAACTCGGTAAATACTTCTAGGTTTGAAGATACAAACCGTTCATGGTTGACATCATCGAATTTATAAGTGCTGTATTTTTTTAAAGAGCGATCATATTCACCCTTAACCCATACGGGGGAAGTTTCAGAATCTTTTAATCTAAAGTAATCGCCTATTTTTAAATTCTTGATTTTTGTTTTCATAATCTTCTATATTGTGGTAGTACGAAAGCTACCAAGTTAATAACCTCTTTGTTTGAAATAGTCATTAGATAGGTTCAACTCTACTATGTGAAATTGATTACCTCTAATGAAGCCTTTTTGTTTAAGGCTGTCGATTGCGTCACTTGTACGTTTCCCTTCTTTTATTTTATCCACATTGCCTGTAATGATAGCAAGCAATATTTCCGCTTCTGTATTATTTAATTTCATTGTTTTAGGTATTGTGCAGGGCTTTCGCCCTGCTGGTTGTTACTCTGCATTACTCAATAATTCAGCTTGCATACCAACTAAAGTGAACGGGCTAGAAGCCAGCACCCCCGAAGAGAGTACATCTCCATCTACGTGGCAACATCCGAACATTTTCATAATGACCTCTCTAGCTTCATGGGAGTAGTCGCACTTTAAATCAAGTGCCCACATCCTGTTTCTCTTTCCGATTGTAATTTCAAGATTCTTCATTTTTTATTCTGTTTTAATTTGTTATTCTTAATTGATTGATTAACTTTGATGCTGCAAAGATAGAAGTAATTTCTAATATATTTCTATTTTTGATAGAAATAATTTCTAAATTAACTTTTATTTATTGTTGTATGGATAGTATAAAAGAAAGAATGTTAGCTTTTATAGCCTATAAAGGCTTGAATAATAAGCAGTTTGAAGAATTGTGTGGGTTGGGAAATGGATTTGTGTCAAAAATAGGTGATGCAATTCGCACTCCTAAATTAGAATTAATTTCTAATACATTTAAAGATTTAAATAGAGATTGGCTAGTTAGGGGGGTAGGTGACATGATTATAAAAGATGATTCGGGAAAGAGAGTAGAAAATAGGAATAAAGTTATAAAATACTACCCTTCTGTTAGCGGCTCTATGGGTGGAGTTGAGTTTCTTGATAGTCCCGAAGAAAATAGCGTTGATATGATCGTGCCGGGCTTTTCCGAATGCAAGTTTGCTATTAACGCTTATGGAGATTCAATGTACCCAGTCATTAAAAGTGGGCAAATTGTTTTGTTAATGGAATGGAGAGAAAATTTTATTGAATGGGGACGAATTTATCTAGTTGTCACTAAGAACGGATATAGGACTATAAAGTATTTGAAGCCATCGAAAGAAAGCGGTTCTATTTCATGCGAAAGTGAGAATAAAGAAAATAGCCCTTCCTTTGATGTGAAATTAGAAGATATTCAAAAATTATTTCTAGTAAAAGGTTGGGTTTGTAGAGAAGTTATTTAAGAACGCAATGATTTAAATAATATGATTATAACTACTACAAATACTGTAGAAAAACACAATGTTACTCAGTATCTAGGAATTGTAAATGCAAACGTTGTACTTGGTACGAATTTCTTTTCTGACTTTGCTGCCGCTTTGACTGATACGTGGGGTGGAAGGTCAGGAACTTATCAGAATAAGCTTAAACTTATTTATAGAGATGTTATGAATGAGTTAGAGGGAAAAGCACGCGAATTGAATGCTAATGCTATTTTAGGTTTGCATATAGATTTTGATGAGATTTCCGGTGGAGGGAAATCAATGTTTATGGTTTCTGCTTCCGGGACAGCAGTAATATTAGAAAAGGAGTTCAAAGATGATAGATATGCAATGTATAAGTTATTAAGTGACGTGCATGGGTATTGGGAAAAAGGATTCCTTTCAGAAGAAGAATTTGAATATGAAAAAAAACGAATAATTTCCAACTATAGGACTTCTATAACATCAGAAGTGAAAGTTTTAAAGGATATTCAAGAAGATGAAATAAAAAAGGAGAAAGAATTAGCAGAAAAAATAGAAGAAGCTAAAAAGACACTCAAAACTAGAAGTTCGTGCTCCGAAGAATCAATAAGAAGCACTACGGAGTTCCAAATTAAAGCATCTGATTATAATTCCATACCTTATGATATGAATGATAGCTTAGCTATAATTGTTGCTAAATTTATTAGGTTGAATAAGATTCCTGAGGCTTGTAAATACTATATTGATGATACAGGCTTAAGTTATAATGATGCAATAGAATTTGTTGTAGATATATATAAGAAAATTGATTTCATTGATAAAGATGAATTTGACAGGCTGCTTAGAAAATTAAAGGTGCTAAAAAGCAAAGGTTTCATAGAGCAGGCGGTAAATGAGTATAAAAAGTATTCTCTTACAGATAGCGAAACTGCATTAGAATTTATAAACGGAATACAATTATAATTCAAAATTGTATTTTGGGGATTGAAAAGTTAACACAATGATTTAAAACATATTATTATGGTAGTAATAATTATAATACTGGTGCTTGTTGTTGGTTTAGTCTTTGCAATAAAAGCGTCAACAAAGAAAGAACCCAGTGTAGAAGATGAAAGACTTAAAAGACCGGATGGCGATTATGAGTGGTATAAATTAACAGGAATGCAATTTAGAGGACTAAATAAAAATGATTATGGCATATTCGAGGGGAAAGCTATAGCGGAAACAAACAATCAATATGATAGATATGCTGTAGGGATTCATCGTGCCGATAATGGGAAATTAATAGGCTACATCCGAAAGGAAGAAAACAAGGAATTGCACAAATATATAATGAAAAATGGCGGCTCTGTTCATGCTAATTTTAGAATTTGGGAACGAGACGGATATATACACGCCTGTGCCTACGTAAACCAAGAAGTGGAAAGATAAAACATAAATGATTTAAAGATATGACAAACAAAGAAAAAGATCAAGTATTAGCCGAAATAAAGGCAGGTGCATTTAACTATAAAAAATCGCTTCACAGTGATATTGTGAATGAATTAGAAGAAAGCGGTTATATCAAAGTAACCCGAACAAAAGATGGGAATTACCACGATATAACCGACAGAGGAAAGGCTTTCATAAAAGAAGGTGGTTACATAGCTAAAGAACAAGCTGTAATTAAAGCAAAACGAGAGAAATACACTTTCGGGGCTTTGTCTTTTGTTGCAGGTGCTATAGTAACGAAATTAATA